GGCAATATTTCGACTAACTAGGGCGATCGTTTCCGACGAGATCTTTGCCTCCCTAAGAGACAGGATCTGGGATCGGTTCCCTCCGGAGAAAAGTTACGTAGGATTTTTCTTCACCTGCGAGTGGTGCGTCTCAATGTGGGTTGCGCTTCCGACAGTGATCTTTTATGCAATAAATCCAAGTATCACTTTGCTGGTAGGGTGTATATTTGCCCTGTCGGCAGTATCAAGCCTTATAACCGCGCGCCTGGACCAGTAATGATCCAACGTTCCGTTAGTCAACGACGAGGAGTAACACGTGGCAGTATTTAGAAAAGACAAACCGCGCCGAGGACGTCTAACGTCACGCCCGGTTAACAACGCCAAGCCTGTTCCTACTCAAGTTACACTAATCACAAGCGAATCAAACTTTGCACAATCACTTCCATACTCTACGCCACGAGCAATGACGGCGGCTGCCGCCCGCATTCCTCTTAACGACAAGGGTGAGGTTGAACACTTTAAGCAACGCCGTGCCGGAGCCTCAAGCGACTGGCAGGGTGAGGCTTGGGAGTACTACGACGCGATCGGTGAGGTTAAGTATGCGTTTAACCTAGTTGCGTCCGTCGTCTCAAGAATTCGTCTCTACGCCGCGGCAGTTGATAACCCAGCGGAGACTCCAGTTTCAGTTCGCTCAAGTAACTTTATTGATCCTCGTCTTGCTGCCGCAGCCGAGCGTGCACTTGCAAGACTTGACTCCGCATACGGAGGACAGGCTGGTTTATTACGCGATGCGGCGTTAAATCTCTCAGTTTCAGGAGAGTGTTACCTAGTTCAGTTCCCTGCAAAGGCAGGAACAGGAACTCCAGAGTCATGGGATATTCGCTCAACAGACGAACTACAGGTTGACTCAAAGAACGCATACATGATCATTCCACGTCGCGACGTAACGTCCGCAGGTCGTGGTGGACACAGCAACGCGATTAAACTTCCAAACCAGGCGTTCGTTGGAAGAATCTGGAGAGCTCACCCACGCTACTCCGAGGAGGCTGACTCAAGCCTAAGAGGTTTACTTGATCTCTGCGCTGAACTTTTACTGTTGAACAGAACGTTTCGTGCGACCGCACGCTCACGTCTAAACGCTGGTGCTCTCTATCTGCCAGACGGACTTTCAGTTGCCGCGCAGGGAGACCCTGACTATCCTTACGACGATGAGAACGAGTTAAATCCAGGCGTTACCGTTGAGGAGGCTGAGGACGAGTTTGAGGACCAGCTCATCGATGCGATGACAACTCCAATTCGTGATGAGGACTCCGCATCCGCGGTCGTACCTTTAATTATTCGTGGACCTGCGGAGCTTGGGGACAGAATTAAGCAGTTTAAGTTTGAGCGTTCTTTTGACCCAGCGCTTGCGCAACGCGCGGACCGTGTACTAGAGCGTATCCTTCAAGGCCTTGACGTTCCTAAGGACGTAGTAACAGGATTAGCAAACGTTAAGTATTCAAACGCGCTTCAGATTGATGAGGCTCTATACAAGGCACACATTGAGCCGTTGATGCTTTTAATCGCCGACGCGATCACTGTTGTTTACCTACGACCAGCGCTTATCGCATCAGGCTTTACCGAGGAGGACGTAAAGCGTATCTGTGTTTGGTATGACCCATCACAGGTTGCAACACGTAATGACCGTGCGGCTGACGCTGACTCCGGATTTGACAGGATGGCAGTTTCAATGGAGGCGTGGAGACGTGCTCACGGATTCTCCGCCGCAGACGCTCCTGACGCGAAGGAACTTGCAATTCGTCTTCTCATCGAGAAGGGTGCCCTATCTCCCGAGCTTAGCGAGGCGATGATAAACGCGATATCTCCCGAGTTCATGAACAAGATCCGCGAGGTTCAAAACGCAGGATCACCTACTCCGATAACCCCCGAGATTCAACAGGCACTTGATGAGGCAGCAGGACTTACTCCTCCACCTCTAGATGAGACTGTGCAGGAACAGGAACAGGAGCAAACGCCAGGTGCATAACGATAGTCACAAGGATCCAACCTCACAGGAGGCCGCGGACATTCTTCTTAAGATGGCCGAGCTTTACTCACGTCTAAAGGACGCACCTGCCGACGTTGAGGAGCCTGTCTCGTCAGACTACTATGAAGAACCTGATGACATGCCTATGGATGAAGTAATTGTTAGAAATGAAGACGACTGTATCTTCTGTGATGAGCTTGGCTGTGCGTGCGAGAACTGTCCTTCAGGAGAGTGCCCTTGCCCTATTACATGTATGTGCCCTGCTCGCCTAGACGCACTAGGACCGGTTACCGCCGCGGCGCAAGGTTCCTGCTGGGACGGTTACGTTCAGGTTGGAATGAAAGAGAAGAACGGCAAGATGGTTCCAAACTGTGTGCCAAAGGATTCAGCAATAGCGCAGGAGTTTGCAGCGTCACGCAAGGCTCCTAAGAAGGACCGCATCTACGGCTCAAAGAAAAACGCACCAGGTTCAGCGGCGGGTGGAAAGAAGATTGTTTTTAGTGCAAGGGTTGAGAAGGCACTTCGCAACAAGATAGAGGAACACAACAAGAATGCATCTCCCGGACGCAAGGCAACACTTCCGATGTTAAAGGCGGTATACAGAAGAGGATCAGGAGCGTTCTCATCTAGTCACCGTCCAGGTAAGACCCGTGATCAGTGGGCAATGGCTCGCGTTAACGCATTTCTAAAACTTCTAAGATCAGGACGTCCTGCCAACCCAAACTATAAGCAGGACAACGATCTTTTACCTAAGGCGCATCCTAGGTCAAGTCGCGGTGAGGCTTCATTGATTCAACATGAACTTCTTGAGGTTGCGCTTAAGAGCGCTGATGAATACGGCTCTCCTGAGCACGCAATTTTTTCAATGGCAGAATACACAGGACTTGGCTATGACGTGATCCCAGCCCTACGAGGCGCGTGGTTACGTGGCGTGCGTGACGGCGACGTACCGTTTCAACGTGCGTATGAACTAGCAACTAATCTTTACGACTCAAAAGACTCTGACCTGCTTCCTAAGAAGCGCAGACAAGCATCAGGAGAGTAGCATGAACTCAAGCTCACCTATCGATCACATGATCGCTCTAACTCAAGGAAGAGATGCTGCAAGCGCGATTAAAAATTCTAAAGGACCAACGTCACTAAACGACAAGGTAGTTGAACTTGTTGCCAGTGCAAACAAGATGGCTCTTCCGGAGCGTCATGTTATTCCTCGCCACGCGTTGGTTGTGATGGCTCGCGCAATGAAGGAACTCTCATCACTACCTGATGAATCTCTTGAGGCAGGCGTTCTTCGCGAGGTAACAAAGTTTATATCATTAAGTCAAAACACATTTCGCTCAAATGACATGTATGCAAAGCACACGGATCTTCTTGCTCCAGGTCACCCTCTATCAGATCACAACTCTTCTCTTTCTGCCGAGGACTACCTAGAAAAATATGCAGCATGGATATCCGCTGACCCAGGAATATCTGATGACGCTCGTCAACTTGTTGCGGCGGCCTATTCACAGATGCCAGGAACGATCGAGCGTGAACATGCGTTTGTGCGTCTTCGTGCGATAAAGGCTTCTAGTATTCCAGCCTACTTTAAGATGGACATTCCTGCACTCGTTGCAGCGTTTAATTTTGGTGACGGTAACTCGTCTGCCTCCCGTCGTGCGCGCGTTGCATTGCAGTGGCGTGATCGTTTTGGTCGTTGGGTTGAGATGGGCCGTGGAATTAACTTTAAGTTTAGACTTCCTGACGGAGGTATAGGCAATGCCTCAGGAACGTACGTTGGCAGTGACGCCAACGCCGGTTATAGCGGAAACATGTTTAAGAAGGAAGCTAATGCAGGTCTTGTTGAGGTAAAGGGAAATGAAAACGTACCTGATGGGATCTACTCAGTTAGAAACAACAACGCCGAGGTATTTAAGGCACGTCTCTCAGAGGCAGAGCTTAAGAGAGCTGGCGTCGATACTAAGAAGTCTGAAAGATACAAGATGTCATCTCAGTTTGATGAGTCAATCCCAGATCTAAGTGATCTGCTTGCGACAAAGGTTGACGCACCTTCAGGCTGGACTAAGAATGACGACGGATCATTTACGTCAGACGACGACTACAAGGTAATTCCAAACAAGGACGGATACTCAGTTCATCGCCTTGATCCAGACGGTAACACCGGTGACAAGGTTGCAGATGCTAAGACCTGGGCCGACGTTCAAAACGCGGCAACCGCTGATCAGAAGGAGTATGACAAGTATAAGGAAGAGGTTGAGTCCGGACAACTTCCTCTAGGTGACGGCGCCAAGCCTGAGCCTCGCTACTCAAGGATGAACAGAGACGTTCAACGTGAGATCAAGCAGCTTGAGGATCAGATTCCAATAAATCAAGAATCAAATGAAAATATTGACGCGCAGATTGAACGCGCGATGAGTGACGAGGACTCACAGGGACGCGAGATTCCAGCAGGCTGGTACTCAGAGATAAATCCAAACCGCATCGATGAGGTTTACTACAAGGATATTCCAGGAGCTACACGCTCTGATGAGTACCTAACAGCCGTTGTTGATAGAGACGGAGATATACTCTACGGCACCGGAGGCGAGTGGTTTAACGACGGCAAGAGAGTTGACTCGTGGGACAAGGTTACAGCAGATGTCCCAGACATCATTGAACAAATAAATAAAGGACGTGCTGTACTAAGATTAGAACCACTTGATGTTCCTAGTGAAGATGCAGCGGTACCTTCTGCTGAGACTGAAGTTACACGCCCAAAAGTATCTAGCTCCGTAGAGGCATCAGCACCAGAACTTTTTTCTGGCTTTGATGTTCCTAACGGAGCGTTTAGACTACGCACAAACGGGTATGAGCCTGAGGGTCGCGTAGATGAAAAATCTACTGACTTTACAGACACTCCATCTATAATTGCAGTTAGGTACCCACTAGACATTCTTGTTCGTGCATTTACGGAGTCATTGATCGGCAACGTAGATGAAAATGTACTTGACGAGATAGTAGACGTAAATGATGACGGTGATGGAAACATACCTGATCTTTCAGAGGTACAGGATGCACTTGAGCAGCGTGCACCTAGAGCTGACATCGGCCGTGCTTCAGGAGCAGGCTCACTTGAATTTAACGCAGGAGCAGAGTTTATTCCAGCTGAGGCTTTATACAACGCGGTGTGGCTTGCAGGCGGAGATCCAAACCGTGTAATCGCAAATGCCTACGACGCGATAAACGGAGATCGTACAAACTTAAATAAACTTATCCAGGCACAAGGCGGTATTCCGTCCCCTGAGGATGAAAAACTTATCGTTGATATTCAAGATGAAATTAAGATCATTGAAGAGGCAACACCTGAGAATGAAGAGGTTATTGCAAACTCAAAAGAACTAGATAAAAACGATGACCTAGAGCTTCCAGGTAGCCTTATTGAGAATATTCCTGTGGAGTTTACAAACCCAGACTACTACGACTACTACAACATGGACCTAGCTCCTTACGTACCAGCCGTGCTAGAGATGGATGAAAATGGAGCAACTGATAATCCTAAGCTAATCGCTATCATGACCGAGTCAGCCGATCTAATACAGCAACTTCAAGTTGGAATTAAGGACGGAACAGGATCAGCACTTATTAGATTTGGCGGTGACGCTATATCGATAGTGCCTATCGAGGCAGTGCGCGACGCTCTTCAGTACCAAGGTGTAAACACAAATGATATTCTGTTTAAGATCCGTGATGAATCTAAAGAAGAAAACGTAGACTCTTCAGCTCTTCAAAGGGACTCACAGAGAATTAAAGATCTTATAGAGCAAGCTGGCGGCACTGTTGACGATGAGACAGCTGATAAGATTCGTGACGTTATAAATGAAAAAGGGTTTCTTGACTGGTCCAAGGCAGTCGATGCAGAGATAATTGATGCAATTACTGAAGTTGCTGGTCCTGGAATACTTGAACAGGCGCCTGCTGAATCAGCACCTGAGACTCCAGCACTTGAAACTCCAGCAGCGCCAGTCGCTAACTACCCTGGACCTCGTCAACCTGGCTACACGGCTGCAAACACCACTTTAGATATTGATGGAAATGTTCTCTCGTCAGGTGCACGTGTTATAGCAACTAAGGATGGAAAACAAGGACGCGTAGTAAGCATTCAAAACGATCCAGAGTACGTTCGC